AACTAAGTCGGAGTACAAGGCAGAGGTTGATGCATTCGCCTTGCGCCATAAGTTGGAAGTTATCAGACGGAAAGACCATATCGGCTTCAAAGCCGGGAACCTCAATAACTACTTACGAACTGCCGATTATGAATATTTTGTCATTTTAGACAGCGACGAGATCATACCGCCGAACTTTGTCACCAGAGCGCTTGATTACTTTGCCGAAGACGACAGCGTAGGAATAGTCCAGGCCAACCACATTGCGACCCGGAACCGCAACCGGTTTATGAAACTGTTCTCTATAGGCGTAGATTCGCATTGGCCGACATACCAGGCGGTGAAACAACATGGCGGCTTCCTGTCGCTCCTTGGGCATGGTGCTATGGTCAGCCGGTCATGCTATCAAGCTGCCAACGGGTTCCCACATATGGTAGCTGAGGACTTATGTTTCAGTATTGAGGCCCGGCGGAAGGGCTATTTCGTGGCCTTCGCCGCGGATATTGTCTGCGAGGAGGAATACCCGATCAGCTACCTGGCATTCAAGAAACGGCACTCCAAGTGGACACAGGGCAATATGGAGTTCATTAAACGCTACACTCTGCGTATACTGCGGGCAGACATGACATGGTTCGAGAAGCTGGACATTGTGCTGTTTACATACAACCTGCCGTTGACTGCCTTCTTTGCCTTCTACGTGGTCATCAACGTCGTGCTGCTGCCGCTGCTGCGCTACCACGTCGGCTATCCGGCCTGGCTGCTGGTGCCGACTATCCTATTCCTGTTCGCGCCGATGATGAACGACGTGATCTTCTACTGGCGGAAAATCCCGCTATTGCATATGGCATGGTACCTCTTACATACATTTCTGCTCTACGGTTCCATGCTGTTCATCAGTCTGACATCCTCGGTCAAGTCGTTATTCGGCGGATCGGTTTTTCTAGTAACGCCGAAAAGCCACAGTCATGTATCATGGTGGGAAGCGCTGCGGGCCAACAAAGGTGAGATCATGTTTGCGGTTGTGTTGTCAGGTATATCGCTGGTACTCGACAAAAGCCCATTGCCTACCTTGCTGATCGTCGCACCAAGTCTTATGAGCGTCTACTTGTCGGTCTTTGCCAATGCACACCATGCTGCTAAAAATAGCAAGATTAAGAGCGTCGTTCCTGTCGTTCCAGAATATGAGGAGGTCGAGTTAGCCGCTTGACGCGTACCATATCTTACAGACGGACGCAAGCCAATCATTCATAATACGTGATATGGCAGACCTCAAAATCATACATGATATTTTCTTTGATCGTGAGGCAGAGCATTTACGCGGGGTACATCCGAACCTGTTCAGGGAAGTATAAACTATTTTGAAATAAAGTATTGACAAATGCAATAATGTTTGCTAGTATATGAGTATGTCACTAGAAATCAAACAAACACTCCAACAAATCACCGAAGGCTTCCAGGCCAACGACGAACAAGCTATTTTGCCGATATACTATGGCGAGGAACTAGCTAACGGCGCAGCGTTTAATGCTTTCCGGTTCAAGCGGTTTATGGGTCGTGCAGGAGAGGTTGCAATGCATTCAGTAGAGCTTGCCGGACGCTTTGCCGACCATATCGCCAACGCTTAGGCTTGCGGAGCGCGGCGAGAATGGAAATAGCCGACTACCGCTGGTACGACTGGGTCGAGCAGAAGCACAATCGCATCTGCAAGTAATAACCAACCGAATGCATGGTCGGTAATAGTTGCCGCTCCGAGCTTGATTAAGCCAGCTAAGAAGAAAGTGACCGCTAAGAAGAGGATTGATAATGGACGCATGAGTTCCTTTCGTTACAAAATCATAGAACTGTGACAATGCCTCAAGTATAGCAGGATGATACAATGTTAGTAGCGTGACTAGCACCTGCTCTGACCCAAGCAAGAAAGTCCCTGTAGACATACGTGGGGGCTTTTTTGTTATACTAGTCGCGGTACTCAGTTATCGGGGAGACTCTACCCATACCGACGAAGCTAGCCCTAAGGTTTCGACCGAACGGCGATGCGGATAAACAAAGAGCGTACCAGCCATCGGTCTTGTGCCGGTGGTTTTTTATGCTCCTTTCAGCCCCAGCTCCGTCACATACGGCGCGAGTTTTTCCGCCAAGCTGAGTTTCGCCCGCCACAGGTATTTCTCAACCGTTTCCTTCGGCAAGTCTAACATCTCAGCAATATCCCCGTTCCGTTGTGCCGGTTCGCCGTATAAGCCATAGGCAGCTATCAGCACCTCCCGTTTGCGTCTACTGAGTTGCTGTAAGGCGTCGTAGACTACCTGATATTCGCTGAGCTTCTTCTCTTCGTGCATTTCAGGCGGGACAAGTTGTATGTCCGGTCCGGCTAACGAATCGGTCAATGGTTGGCCGCCTTCCTCTAGGCTATACGTGATGGGATGCGGCTTGCTGAGCGGCTGGTCGCGGTGACGCTTTATGAGCGGGTCATGGTACATACAGTAGCGTTTCATCTCGTTGGCGCTGACGCTCATCAGGTACTTGATCGGATCGCTGGCTTTCAAGGCTGACGGCAACGCTTCTACCATGCGTACATTGGCACATCCCACCAAGTCCATAATATCGGAGTGTGACGGCTCAAAATCATGCATGACCGCCCAGGCGCGGTAGTGTGCCCAGTGTAGGCAATTCAGCAGCAAGGCTTCTTGAGCAGCTATATCGCCTTCTCTGGCCGCTTCAATGTATCCGGCTTGTTCCTCACGGGTCAGATATGCAATCCGTTTCACCTCGGCGGCATAGAGGACAGTACCGGATAAATCGTCCATCTGGTCGAGTTCGTCAATGGTGAGCATGGTCTCGGGGTGCATCAGCTGGACAGCTTAGCTGGGAAAGTGGCAGATGCCTAGTCGGAAAAAGTCAGTGACTGGACTTCCATAGCACCAGAGGTAAGCTGTCCACTGCTATGAGGCACCTAGACCTTTTTTCAGGCATTGGTTCATGGGCGCTCGCCGCGCAGCATGTCTGGCGTGACGACTACGAATGCGTCGGCTTTTGTGAAACGGACTGGTTCTGCCGCATGGTGCTACAAAAGAACTTTCCAGGAGTACCCATCTATGGAGACATCAGGACTCTTACCGACACCAACAGCACGGGATTGGAAGGGAGCGGTCGGGCCGAATCGCCACTCGCCGTCCATCGCGGACATGTTAGCCTTATCAGTGCCAGTCCACCTTGTCAAGCGGCTTCCCAAGCAGGCCGAAGACAAGGCAAAGCAGATGACCGTTGGCTCTGGCCTCAGACTTTTGACGTCATACGAGACGTCAGGCCGACATTCTGCATTCTGGAAAATGTTCCTGGACTCCTTAGTCTTGAATCCGGTCTGGTATTCGAGGAACTGTGCGTTGAACTGGAAAATATCGGTTACTCCGTTCAAACGTACATTATTCCGGCTGTTGCCCTCAACGCGCCACATCGACGGGATAGAGTCTGGCTTATTGCGCACTCCCTTAGTCCACGATCCGGGGACAAAAGTGGAGATGCTGGTAGGCAAAGATGGCCAGCCGTACCGCATCGGACAGACCGGTTACAACCGTCTGACGGGTCGCTACGCCCGCGTTGGCCTGAAGCAGCAGCTTGGGAGCGAGACTGGCGGGAGGTTGCAGCTTCAACCTGCGTTCGTACTTTGGATGATGGGAATACCCGAAACATGGTTAAGCTTCCCGATGGAACGAGTATCAGTGAAGCCAGGTGGCGGAAAGAAGCGTTGAAAGCGGTCGGTAACGCAATTGTGCCTGCTGTAGCGGTTGAGATTATGAAAGCGATCAAGGCAGCTGATCAAGAGGTATAATACGTACATGCATAGAGAACGAATCATCCGCGAGGACACCGTCAGTATTAAGATTGAACTCGAGAGGGTCCAGAAACGGTTGGAGCACATGCAAACGGTGTCTATGGCCGAAGGTCAGGTACAGCAACCCTTTTCTGAGGAGTTCAAAGCGGAGATGGCAATTGCGCTGGGCGGTCTCGCAACCCAGTTGGAGGTGATACACGACACGGTTTTCCCGCCACTTGCCGAACAAGGCACAACCCCCGTTCCTTCTGAATAGTAACTAACCGGCCGTGGATTAGGGTACTCCTATTATGAATAAGCTTCTTCAATATAACTTTTATGAGATATTTACCTATGATGCTCGCAACGGTATCCTCCTCCCGAAATATGACGTGCTCGTGACCGATGTGCTGCATCGGAAGGGTATTGCTATAACGCAGCGTCATATCGTTGGTTTGAACATGTTTGACTACATCGGCAGGTCGTTAGTAGGCCAATGGGACAAGAAGCGTGAGATGCTTGAAATAGTTGGCTTTTGCTAGTTTGAAGCATAAAAGCTTGGCGGTTTTTTCGTTAACATGTGGCTGGTAATTTACGGCCTGTGGCTGCACTAGCTCGTTTCTGAGCGCGTTTACGGCCATGACCCACTTAACGATACGTTCCCATTTTTGAGCCTTCCCTTGTTTGTAAGGTGTTACGACGATTTCATGTCGCAAAATGCATTTACCGTCTGATCAGACCTTCTGAAGCGCCTGTGAGTTCTTTGATTTCGTCGTGTTTATGCGGATGGAGTTTAAGGCTGACTAGTAGCAGCATGATCGCCAAGGTGTCACCGAACAGGAACCAGATGATGGCCTTGCGCATTATTTGCATCGCCTCGGCAGTAACGGTTCATTGATCTTGAAGAAGCGATTGCTGAGAATCGTGTGGTAGCTGATCGTACACGTTTCCGCTTGCTTGGAGTGTGGGATAAGTTCGATTAGGCCGAACGCAAAAAGCATAAAGACGAGAGCCATACCGACGATAGTCAGGAACCAGCGGAGATGGCGTATCAGAGAGTCATCGCCACCCATATCAGCTATCAAACTCCTTACCTACGCCGACCAGCGACTCAACGTAGGCCTTAACGGCTGCCATATCATTGGCAATTCTCCTGAGATGGTTTTCGGCATGCTGGCTTTCATGGTAGCCGTGAAGTGCCAGGTAGATGCTGCAGGCGCTGGGGATCAAGCCATAAAAGACCCAGACGGTATCAACGTGGAACAGGAAGGCGGCGGCGATCAGGCTCAGGACGTAGAGGAATAACAGAGCCAGTACTACTAGGTAGCGGCGGGAACTTTTTGTGTTGGGGCGCATGGGGACAGTGTAGCACGATGAACGATGCTATCAACGCGCCGTCCGGTGTTTTGGTGTTGTTTCCTCTAAGTATGTATCTCAAGTTCATATTGCATGGTAGTCAGGAGCTGTTGTGACGGGTAGTATCCGAAACGGTCGAAGAAGAACAGGGAAGCTTCGCGGGCAAGCTCCAGCGGGCGGCCAATGATATCTTCTTTTGCAAGTGTAATGGTATAAGGAATATTCTCGGCAGCTGTGGGGTAATCTGACCCCAGAAAGTCTTGATAGGTTCCACGTCCATACAGCTTGCGGTTTTTCGTTTTGCAAAGCTTCAGGTCGATTATGACTGACTGCTCGTCACGATATAAGTCGGTAACTGCAAGCCGGGAAGCTAGGCCAAAAAATTCGGTAAGGTGGTGAACTACGTCGGGAATTGACAGGTACTCGCCAGGGTTCCATTCGACTTTCGTCGGAGTGGTCCGCAAATCTCCCCAGTCTTCAAGTAGCCCCACGACGGCAGCAAACTGTCCGCTCTGAAAGAATCGCCAGGCTTGTAACGCCTGCCGCCGCTGGTGTTCCAGACCGATCCAGTCATTGCCATACTCTGGCTTTACCGGCGTGTTGTAGGGGAACTCCCAGTTCCGGTAGTCCAGTGAAGCACGCATAATCAGCTGGCGTAGTGCAAACAATGGCATCCGGTCTGGCTTGAACGTCGCTGGTCGGATGCGGATATCCCAATAGCCACGGGTGCGGATTTTGTCGTAAACTGTACCCGTCCATCCCTCGAGTTGCCGTGCGAACAGCTCTTCATCTTTTGGCAGCGGCGCGATGTTGATACCAGCAAGTCTTGTATGTGTGACAAAGGACTGGACGGCCTTATCGTTCGCTAGCTGGAAGAGGGTGCGTGTCTCCTCGCTGGTGAGCATTTCCTTGCTTTCCGCATTGTTGATCGTGCGGATATAAAATGCGCCTGGACGCAGGATAACTTTACACTGATCGTAAGGCATTTTCGGGTTAGTTTTGTCCCGGTATTCCTTCATACACATGACGGGGACTGTAGCAAACTCGTGAATGTCTAGGACGAGAAACTTGTCACCGTTATATTCATACTCTAGGTGGTCGAACTCGATGGGGACATTCGTATAGCTGTTGAAGCCATTCGCAATATGTTCGTATTTCCACGTCGCGAGCATGTCAGCGGTCAGACCTTTGAAGTCCAGTCCCGCCTGCTCCTCTTTTACGCCGATAATGACCGTGCCACCGCCGCGCCGGTTCGCCATCGCCATTGCTGCCCGCACGACCCTGCCAAAGAGTGGGTTATCTCCCCTCATTCCTAGCCCTTTGAACTCTACCTCAGGTAGTTCGTGGGTGAGTGAAAAGTAATAGGCAATACGGTCAGGTTCCAGCATTGTGCATCTCTTTCAACGTAGCAGTCCCAACGTGGTTCTAGATCAACAAAAAACGTTATCGGTATTATACCGCGACTGTCAAGGAAGGCAGCGTGGAGGGTATAAGGCTACGGATTGTTATTTGTTTGGCCGGTTGCTTTTTGCCCCGGTGTAGGAGTACCGGCACTTTTTGCCTGTTGTTTTGCTGCCAGTTCCTTACTCTTCCTCATTGCGTAAACAAACAGTCCGATGAACGCCAAAACAGGAACGGCAACTACCGCAAAAACGGCTGACCAGATAAAAGCAGCGCCTGCCCCAGAGCTAAAATGACGGAATATGAAGAATATGCCTATGACGGCTGCTAGCTCACCAACACTTTCGCCTACAGAGGAACCTATGAGTAATGATTCAAGCAGGATGTTTTTGTAGCCCTCCTTAAGCTTTATGGCTGCCTGAAGGTATCCCCAGCCTATCAGAGGCAACGCAATGCCGAAGGCGATTATGGCGCTTTGCAGGTTGGCATCAACGGCTGTCGGTTGCATCGTAAGCAGTGCAACGAGAAATGTAACGCATATGCCGAGTAGCCCGGCGTCTATTATCTGCCGGTGCGTGCCGATAACCGTCTCGGTATTTCCTACCGTCTCAAAAGCATCCTTAGTACTTGACTTCCAGATGTCACCCACGCTCTCTTTCTTCTTGACCGCAGGCGCAGTAGACGCAGGCGCGGAAGCAGTAGTCGATGAAGCTGCAGGCGGCTGCGCCTCTGGTTGACTTCCATCACCATCTTCATTCGTCATAAAAAACTCCGAAACAGAATAACGCTGCCACTATCGGCAGGTATGCTTATAAATTTATAAACGGTTATCTCGCCAGTTTATCCAATGGAAGGATGCCTCACGGCCATCTGTCGCAGGAAGTTTTTTCCGATATCAGGAAAAACGGTTTTCCACATTCAGGGTACTTTATCCACATTTGCCCTATCTGTTAAACGCGTTCCGGGCAAAATGGTGGATAACTTCACAGTAGGTCGGAGTTGGAGCAAAAGTGGGATTGTGTTACAGTCGAGGTAAAGGACTTTTCGTTATCGCTAACAAAAGCCCTTGGAAAAAAATTAACCGAGGGTGTTTACAGCATCGGTCGTAGTATGCTATTGTGTTCAATAGCGATAACGAAAGGTCAAAGCACCTCGGAGAAAAAATGAGGTGCTTTTTTCGTGGACGATAAATACACACGGTACGCAGCAGTTCTTACCTCATGTGGAATTAGTTTTGATAGAGGACGTAACGCTCCACTATCTACGCAGCAGATGGCTGAGATTTTTGAATTGCTCGACAAACCGAACGCGCTGAAAGAGATCGGCGATTATCTTGAGGCACTGGATGTCCTCAGCGATGAGTAAGAAGCGTTACAAAAGCACCCATTTCTGGGAAGACAACTACGTTACTAATCTCGACCCTCTTGAAAAACTGCTTTTTGGATATCTTCTGGATAACCCAATGGTGTCCATTCTAGGAGTTTACGAATTCCATCCGCGCCGGATTGCCTTTGAGACTGGGCTAGACGCTGATATGGTGAATAAGATGCTTGCCCGCTTTGCGCGTGATGGAAAGATCGTGCTTATTGAAGGCGGCTATGTCTGCTTATTGAACCGACCGAAACACCAATCCACGGGTGGCAGCATTGACAACCCAACCGCGAAAGGCATCATACGCGAATTTCAAGAACTACCTGCAAAAATTAAGAAACAAATACCACGAACGTTCTATGAAAGCGTCCAGGCACATTGGGGGAAGTCCATGCTTGAGAAATGGAGCATTGTGCTTGAAGACATCCCAGTAACAGAGGTAGACGATGACCCTACTATGGGTCATACAAGTTCCTACCAAGTTCCTACCAAGGAACCCGAGGATTCTTTACCTTTACTTAAACCTTTACTTAAACCTAAACCTAACGGTAATACTGCGTCGCGAAAACGCGCCGCGGATAAAAAAAGTGTTCAGGATTTGGAAAAAGTTGATTCGATAACGAAGCTCTACTATGAAGCGATCAAGTCTTTGGGTTTACCTACTCCAAACCATGACACGTTGCGGAAGAAAATAGCCTCCATGAAGGGTGAAGCACCCGAAGAAGACCTAATCGTTTACCTGGAGTTCATGCGTGATAAGTTCGCTGTGATAAAAATTGAGTACAAGCCGGACATCAACACCGCGTTTGACATCTACACCAAGCGCCTCTCCGTTGTAAACGCATTCAAACGAGCTGCCGAAGAGCAAAAACCTAGGGCATGGAGGCCGAGAACAGCATGAGCTACATAGTCACGTTACGAGACGGAACAACGCATCGGCTGGATAACGAAAACGGCCTGTCACTTCGCGATACATGGGAAAGCGCAAAGCATCCATTCCCTGCCCGACTGGGTGATGGCTCAGTGCTATCAAGTCAGATCGTCAGCATTGCCAAAGAGCAACTCACCCAACCAGATTGGCTTACCTCAGAAGTCATCCAGGAATCAAAGCGAATAGAAGCCAAAGATCATTGTCGTGGGCAATATTCCATCCAAAAGCAAATAAACGATATCGCTCACGATGAAGGCGGTCATGTGACTGGTCCGAATCCCGAAGGTCTGAAATGGTCAAAGCTGATTCAGGATACTGCCTGGCGCGAGAAGGTTAGATCGCAACTCAGGGGAATGAACAACCAATGGTGTGATTATAGAGCGGGCGAATGCGCTTGTGAATCGGAATACCTGTCGGACAAAGCGAGACATAATCCAGAGGAAGTTTAAAGGAGACACGAAGTGAGCATATTCAACCGCAAAAAAGTTCAAGAAATCAATTTTCCGAATCCCGAGATCACCATTGCCAAGGTCGGCGATGTGGTTATTATCAACGGCGTGGCTTACCGCGTCGAGTCGGAAAGGTTGCGGCAGATGCTGATCGAGCCGTATTACCGATCCGCTATCAGTGAAGCGGCTCAGCAGGAAGCATCGAATTTGCGTGAAGACAGCAAGCGAAAGGGGTAAAGTAGAAATATGGAAACGCAACCCAAACAACCCCTCACCAACGAAGAACTCCTGGCACTGTCCGAGAAGATGCTCGAACGTGCCCAGAACGGCTATTCGCGGCAAGCGGCTGGCACGGAGAACGGCACCTTGTCCGCCCTGATCGCCATTGCTGGCAGCCTGATTGTCATGGCACGGAATTCGGAAGAGCGGCAGGCGATGATGGAAGAGATACATTTGCCGGAGATCGGAGGGGAGCAGGGATGAACTACGACGCCGCTTTCATCACCTTCATTGAGCAAATCAAAGCGGACAAGTCAATTGTCCAGCCGTGGAGAAATAAGGCCTGTGCTCGGCTTGAAGAAGTCCAGGCGTTTGTGCGGATGGGAAAGACGACGACGTATGAGAAGCCACCTGAGCCAGTATGCAACTGCCCAGATCCGAAGTATGCCAAGCGGGCTAATTGTCCGGTGCATGGGGAGTTAGCGGCGTGACCAGCATCAACCGCCATACCACGCTCGAAGTAATAAAAATCCCCGTGGTTCTAGACGGCGATCTGGCGCTATCGCTGTCAAACATTTTGATCTTCTGCGAGGAGCATCACTTTTTGGAGGAGCTGATCTTTTGCGACAATGTCCAACCGAAGCTGGATGCGCTCATGGAGAAGATACACGATAGGCTGGATATTGAGAATCGGGAGGAGCCATGATTGCTACCAAATCACAACCTAAGCAGCTCGATAAGCTTATTCGTCGGAAGCTGCGAAATAGGACGATAACCTGGGACTGCGATCAATGATCCCGCCAATAACCGTCGATCTCCGCGACTATGACTTCGACACGATGAAAGGCTTCATGGCAGTCGTGAATGACCTCGTGCCATCTATCAAAGCCGATTACCCGATGGTGCATATCTGTGCCGTGGTCATTAGTGAGCACCATTTGAAGATGCTCCGGCTGGAACGGTATATGCAGGGCGATCCGTTGGAAGAGGTCAAGCAGTCAGGGCCGCAGCACGTCTGCGGAATTCCGGTGATTATCGCGCTCGAGAATGGTCAAGCACGGTGTCCGGGATGCGGGGGATTGCACGAGTTGGATGTGGTTTGGTATCATAAACGATAAATGCAAGGAAATGCAATTTCATCAATTACCCCGACCGGTGTCGCTCGACGCCACGCTTTTGCATACGATGAGTACCTGACCTTCAGCGCTCTCGGCGGTATGCTCGTATCAGATACCGGGACTGTCTCCTCTATGACTACTAAGCAATTCTGTGAAAAGTATAACGTCAACGAAGCTACCACATGGCGTTGGAGGCGTGAACACGGGTTCGCTGAAAAGGTCAGGGCGCGACGTGATGAAGTCGTACCGCTCGCTCGTGAAACTGCTGCTTGGAATCGTTTGTATTTAATTGGCGTGAGTTCGCTTGGCCCGAATGCGCCGCACCACGATCAGCGGGCGGCAGTAGATGCGCTGAAGACGTACCTAGGACATCACGGTCTACGCACGCCTGTTCAGCGCCAGGACATCAAAGTTCAAGGCGGTCTGATGGATGTACTAGCAGCCGCCGAACGCGATGGCATACTAGAGGGAGAGGTCGTTGAGCCAACAGAGCCTGACTCCTGATCAGGCCAAGAAGCTCCAAGCGTACTACCGCCAGCACCCCGAGTGGTTTTTTGAGCATATCCTCGGTTTTACACCGTATCGTCAACAAATAGAAATTGCCCAGAGTGTAGTACATAACCGCACCACGACGGTTTCCAGCTGTAACTCCGCTGGCAAGACGGGCACTTCTGGCTGTCTGGTACCGTGGTACTTATCCTCCTATGAAGAATCTATCGTCGTTACGACTGCACCTTGTTATGATGACCAGACAGAAATCTTGACTCGTCAACGTGGTTGGGTGCTATTCCGTGACCTCAACGATACAGACGAAGTTGCGCAGTTAGTCGACGGCACAAAGCTCGAATTCGTGAAGCCTTCAGATATCATAACTTTTCCATATAAAGGCGAAATGATAGGTGCTAAGAACGGCCTCGTCGACCTTCTTGTAACACCAAACCACCGTATGTGGCATCGACCAGAAAAATCAAAAGGGTTTCGTATTAATACAGCCGAAGAAATTTATGGGAAATGGGAGCGCTTCCGAAAGACGGCAACCTGGGTTGGAAAGCAGGAAGATCCCGATTGGTTTGAATTCTTAGGTTTTTGGTTTGCCGAAGGGTGGGCAGAGTTCAACCCACCTAAACGTAAATACCGGGTGACACTAACGCAAAAGAAGCATATCGCATATGCGCTAGGATTAGTTGAGCATATTGGTTGGCTTGAAAGAGCAAAAGTTTATCCTAAACAAAGCGATCCTGCATGCGTTGACATTACCATTCACGCAAAGGCGCTCGCCGAAGAACTAGTACAGTACGGCAAAGCAAGAACAAAACACGTGCCCGCCTATGTTAAGGAGGCTAACCAAGCCTGTATCAAAGCATTTCTCGATGGTTACGCGATGGGCGATGGTTCTGTGGACGTAAATGGTTCACGCAAGCTATGTACCTCATCGCGCATATTGGCTGATGACCTACAAGAGTTATGTATAAAAGCAGGCATGATTACTAACATATCGTGTGAGTCGAGAACAAAATCTTATTTTTCAAACCTTCCTGTAGAGTACACGGCGTATTGTGTGAGGATATGGAATCGTGGCGCATACCCAACTGTCAAGGGAACGGACTGGTACAAGCAAAACTATAAGGGAGTCGTCTATTGCGTGAAGGTACCAAGTGGAATCGTACTTGTGCGGCGTAATGGAAAGTATTGTTGGTCCGGTAATACATTCCGTCAGGTAAAAGACCTGTTGTGGCGCGAAATCAATACCCGCTACGACAAAGCTAAAATCCCCCTTGGTGGTGATCACCCGAACGTAACCGGCTGGCAGATAAGCAGCAACTGGTTCGCTGTCGGCGTTTCAAGCAAGGACCCGAACCGTATCCAGGGTTATCATGCAGATAGCGGTCATATCCTCGTTATCGCCGATGAAGCAGCTGCTATTGATGAATTAATCTTCGAGGGTATTTACGCCATCTTAACGAGCGCCGATGCCCGCTTCCTGATGCTCGGCAACCCGACGAGCCAAACCGGTACCTTTCGTGATAGTCACAAGCCTGGCTCGTTAGCGCATCGCATCCGCATAGACGCTTTCGATACGCCAAACTTTATAGCGAATAATATTCGTAACGAAGAGCAATTGGTCAAAGCAATCGAGTCGAAGCAGGAACTCTTACAGCCATACCACTCGCTCATCTCACCTGTATGGGCCTATGAGCGTCTGAAAAAGTGGGGTGTCGGTAGTCCGCTCTATCAGTCGCGTATCCGCGCCAAGTTCCCAGAAGTCGGCGAAAACAACCTTATCCCGCTGAACTGGATCGAGAAAGCCTGCAGCAACGAACGGCTGGAGAAAGTGCTTGGGCTTAACTTGCCTGATCCCACGCCGAAGATTAGTGAGGCCGAGGCACAAGTGCTCGAGGCAAAAAACGATGAGATGCGAAAGCAAGCGTTAGCTGATTACATCGCTAGCCAAAACACTATACGCGGTGTTGATGTTGCCCGTGAAGGAAGCGACTCTAGCGTCGTCACTCGCCGTTGGGGAAAAGTTATCGGTTTCGGCCAAGCATTTCATAAGCAGAAAACTACCGAGACTGCCGGTCGGGTTTGGCCTATGATACAGAACTTACCGACTGACATTACCTGCATTGATGTTATCGGTGTCGGCGGTGGAGTGTTAGACCAACTGCTCCAGCTCCAAGAGGAACAAGAGGCCCTCGGTAATAACCAATGGGCGCAGATCATCGGCGTAGACGTGAACACGTCACCTACCGACAAGCCAGAGGGTATGCCACAAATGGTATTTGCGAACAAGCGTGCTGAGCTGTATTGGAAGCTTATGGAGATGTTTGAGTCTGACGATGTTTATCTGATGCCAGACGAAGATGGCAAGCTGCCAGAAGAACTGATGGATGAATTAAGTTGTATCCAGTATTTCTTTAGGGGCAACAAGATATTCATTGAAGAAAAAAAGGAAATGAAGAAGCGTCTACACGGCAAGTCACCTGACCGGGCGGACAGTGTTATGATGACCCTAATCCGTCAAGGAATTGTCGATTGGCAAACAAAGGATGAACCGGCTTCCGAAGACGAAGACGACGCTGACTACGAGCCCACACCCGGCAGCGCTGAGAATGAGTACGCAGGTGGTGTTAATGGCAGTTGGGGTGATTACTAACACTCGTGATAGACTAATAACAAAATCATGGCCGCTAACAAAGACTCTGACAACATCCTTCTCCAGCCAATGATGAGAGATATCCTCGGTGCTTCCGGTACCTGGAATACCTCCGGCTTTATCTCCAACGAAGAATATCTACCGCAACTCTTGTGGCGGCGTGGTATCGAAGTCTATGATCACATGCGCCGTTCTGACGCCAGCATCCAGGCCATGCTCAAAGTCGTCAAACATCCTTTGCTTGCTGCCACCTGGGATATCGAACCGGCCAGCGACGAGAAATTCGACCAGTACGTTGCCCGGCATGTCAAAAACGAACTCTTCAACCGCAACGTCGTGTTCTACCGTTTCCTACGTGATGCACTCGGTAAATGTGATTTCGGTTTTTCTGTCTTTGAGAAAACCTACGAGCTGACCGAGTTTGAAAAACAGACCCGCGTCGGTATCAAGGAACTCGGCTGGCGCAAACAATGGTCAATCCTGCGCTGGGCGACAAGCGCCGATCAACCCGGCGTTACCCAGGAACTGTTGAGTGGTCCGGTAGACATTCCCCAGGAAAAGCTACTGACCTTTGTCAACGACCGCGAAGGGGATAACTATCAGGGCATCAGCCTGCTTCGCTATGTCTACAAAGCCTGGGACATCAAGAAATCACTGGAGAACTATCTCATCGTGGCAGCTTCACGTAGCCTTGGTTTCCCTACTGCCGAATACAATCCTCAGTCATCGAAGAATGACCAGGACAAGATGGAGAATGTGCTCAAGAACTTCCGCAGCCACGAACGCCAGTATATGTTTTACCCGGAAGGCAAGTTCAAAATCGACTGGATGAAGGTTGATACGAACATTAAGAGCGACCTGCTTCCCGCAATTGAGCACTTCCAGCATGAGATCGATAAGTCTATCCTGGCGCAGTTTCTGGACTTAGCGGGATCGCGCAGCGGCGGTTCCGGTGGGTCACGCGCCCTGTCCGCCGACCAGTCGCAGCTTTTTGAAAAAGCGCTGGAGGCCATCGCCAATGAGGTCGTAGAAGAACTTAACATCAACCTTATCCAACAGCTGTGCGATCTCAACTGGTCGAAGCTGCCGAACGGTTACCCGAAGGTTATTTATTCCAACATCGGCGACCAGAACTTGGTCATGATGGGCGACTACCTGAACAAGCTGGCATCCGTCGATTTGTTGACGCCTGACCGGGATCTTGAAAACAAACTGCGCCAGTGGGCCGACTTGCCTGACTTACCAGATGATATCTATGAAAATTATGATGAACGCGCCACGGCACAGACAGCCGCCGTACCGCTGACACAATCTGGTCCCGGTCAGGACCCCAACGCCCCGGCACCGAACGGCCAGGTACTGGAAAACCCACCGACCGGTGAGAAGCCAGGGAATAATAAGCCGGGTAACAAACCAGCAGACGACCAATCGAACGTGGTAACACGTACCAATGAAAAGGCAGACAACGCCAATAAACCGGTACCTCGGCCTGACAGCTACAAGAAGAACACTCAAGCTACGGATGTGCTGGAAGACGCTAGAAAGGCTCGTATGGCCTTGCAAGCAGCGTACATGGGCGCGTAACCACTATGGAGCTTGAAGCCGAGCTGGAACGCCTGAGTATCGCTATCCTGGCCGCTGAAGACTGGGCACCGGCGTATAGTAACGCTCCGAAACAGCACGCCGAGCTGATACGCTTGACCGCTAAAATGCAAATTCTTGTTATGCGCTACTTGCGTAATCTCGCCAAGGAAGCCCCGCGCCTAGTCAACTGGTATGAGTATTCGGCGGCTGTGTCTGAACAACAGCGACACTTCTTAGCTGACGGAATCCAAGCCTACAACATCAACGTGGTCATCAACAACGACGCGGTCAGCCAGCAAGACCAGCAATTCATCAAAGTCGTGTTCGATACGATGGCAACGGTTATGGCGACTGGCGCCAGCTCTATGGAAACAGAAGCTGGTATTCCAATTGGGCTCAGCTCGACGAGTTCGATCATCCAGAATCTGACCACTAAACAATTAGCGAACTTAGTCGGGATGAAGGTTAATAAAGACGGCACGATAGTACCCAACCCGAAGCCTGAGTACAACATCGACGAGACGACGCGCAATAAGATCGCCCAGAGTATAAAAACAAGCATCCAGCTTGGCGAAGATCATACCCAGGCCGTCAAACGGCTACAGAGTGTGATTGCTGATGCGAACCGTGCCGACATGATTTCTTATACCGAAACCGTCAGAGCTTATGCTGAGGGACGTAAGACGTATGCCCTACAGTCTGGCGCAGGCTACAAAGTATGGAGCGATAACAATGCGACGGATGTTTGTGCGGATAATACGGCACAGGGGCCGATTCCGATTGGGGAGGACTTTGTGAGTGGCGACCCGAATGAACCGGCTCATCCGAGGTGTAGGTGCCTCTGTACCTACATCTACGCTGATAGCGTGGATGAAGCTACAGCCCAGTGGAATAGTTAGAGAAGCCCCAGCATGCGTTTTTTGCGAACAGTACGAGGCTTAATTACAAAGCCGTAGTGTGTAGACAGAAAGTCTACAATCAGCCCACTTCGCTTGTTGTCATTTTTATATGCCTCGTATATCTCTTTTGGAAGGTAAATAGTTATGTTTGCCATCAGTCATATAGTAACAAAAAGCCACATATATGTATATTTGTATTTCAGCGATTTTTATGGCCTAATTATTGACGAGAACATGCTTGTCTGCAATCATTACTAATAATTATGCCCGTAGAAACACAAACAGGAAGTGTACAGGCCGCTACTTGGACGAGCCAGTTCGTTTCCAGCCTCCCCGACAGTAGTTTTGCTTTCATCGATAAAGACGGCAACCGCCATCTCCCTTACAAAGACGCCGATGGTAAAGTTGATTTGCCACATGTCCGTGCCGCTTTAGCCCGCTTAAATCAAGTCAAAGGTATGAGCGATGAGGAGCGCGCTAAGGTAAAAACCAAGCTCCAGAATTCCCTCAAAAATGCCAAAGCCGCCGATGATATGATCTTGCGCAGTACGCATGCTGTCCAAGCTTCAGATGGTAGTACGACACTACCGAACCGCGTCCATCTCTTGCGTGACGGCAACTTCAACACCCAGAAATACGGCGAAGTACCAATCACTGCTAGCGATCTTTATGAAATGAAATTTAACTTTGACCGTGGTGTCGGTATGGCCAATGAGGGCGAAACTGGCATCCCGATTGATTTTGCTCATCAATCACACCTGAACGCTGCCGGTTGGATTCGCGGCCTCGAAGTCGTCCAGGCTGACGATGGCACTGAGCTATGGGGAACTAATGTTGAATGGTCTGATTCCGGCCAAAAAGCCCTGCTCGGTAAAGAGTATAAATGCCTGAGTTCTGACTTCTATCCTGCTGCCTTCGGTGAATGGGCCGATGCTGAAAGCGGTATCACCGCCAAGAATGTCATCGTCGGTGCCGCCCTGACCAACCGTCCGCTGATGACCGGCAACAAGCCGGTGATCGCCTCGGAAATCGAGGCTGAAGCGGAACAGGAAGCGGAAGCGACCGGCGTGAAGACCGTCATTTACGTTAATGCAAGCGAAACAATAAAGGAGAAACGCATGAATTTAGATCAACTGCGCATTAAAGCGGCAGAAGACCTGACCGGTGCTGAGGGTATATTTATCGCCCAGCACGTGAACGAGCTATCAGACGACGAACGCAAGAAGTTCGGTTTGGAAGCTGCCGTTGTTGAGACGCCAGCTGCCCCAGTAGTAGCTGCAAGTGCTGTAACTGGCACCGAAGGCGTGGTATCAATCCAAGCCAGTGATCTGAAGGCTATCCAGGACAACAACGCTGCTCAGGCAGAAGCATTAAAGGCGGCTCAGGAAGGCATTACTGCAATGCAAGCCAGCATTGCCAAGCTCGAAGAGAACAACACTGCCCTGCAAGCCTCCAACCAAAAGAGCGAACAAGAGAAGATGAAAGCAATTGTCGAAGCGGCCGCTGCCCGTGGCGCTATCAAAGCTGATCGCATCGAATCGTATACGAACCGACTTGTAGCAGCGCAAGGTGAAGACCGTGACGCATTGATCGCCGATTTGGAAGCTTTGGCTAGTAACCCGCTGCTAGCTCACACCTATGGCAGCCAACAAACGGAAGGAAGCGCCGCAATGGACGTGGAAGCAGAGATCGCTAAGAAAGTAAAAGACGTGATGGCTGCTAGCCCGTCAACTGACGCCTATACCGCCCGCAAGCAAGTTCTCGCCGCTGACCCTGAGCTTGATGCCCGCGCAGCGAATGCTGTTCAGGCGGCCATGGGTTCATTTAATCCGATGGAAGCGGCATGGGGCACGAACGCTCATGGTTTAGTCGGTGTAAATCCAGAAGTAACAAAGTAATCTGAGTTAAAAGGAGAGATATAACATATGGGCGCACTTAACTGGAGAGAAGGGTCAACTCGACTCGCGTATCCATCGGGAACTGACTTCACGAGCAGTCAGACCGTTTTCGAGCCAACATACCAAGGCGTGAAGTTCGGTTCCGGTAGTACTGCTGGGCAGGTTATACCTTGCGCAGCTGCAACCGATGAGGTTCTCGGCATCATCATGAACTGCCCGATAGTCGGCGATTCGGCGGATATTCTGGCGATTAACAATACCGGTTCCGGTAAGGTAGCCTCTGGCGCTGCTATCACGATTGGTCAGTACCTGACTATGGATTCTACTGGTCGAGCAGTTGCTGCCACCCAGACAAGCGCCGGTTCCCAACCAACAGTTCGCGTCTTCGGTCGAGCGCTGACTGCCGCATCTGCTGCGGGACAACTTGTGGAATTTGAGAGCTTTTACTTCTTGTACTAATCGGTTAACGAATAAGGAATTAACTAAAAACATATGAACGGCCAAATTTATATACCACAGGCGCTGACCAACATGAGCCAGCTGTACCGCAACGACGACGCGGACTACCTGCAAGATGTGATCGCTCCTGTGCTCACCGTCGAACGAAAAACAGGCAAATATGCCTACTACACCAGGTCTAATCTACGCAAGCCGACGAACATCCTGCGAACCGGCAAGCAAAAGACAGCTGAGATGGACACCAACGTCGAATGGAAGAACTACACTACTCTTCAGGAACGTGCCCTCAAGACTGGTCTTGAAAAAGATGTGCTTGAACAATATTTGAACCCGCTTGACCCGATGTTCGATGCGACCCGTGAACTTATGGACGCCATGAAGCGCGATCGGGAAATCAACTTAGCGACTACGCTGAGCAGCACTGCTACTGTTACCCAATATGCCGCCCCAGGCGTGCAATGGAACGCTAGCACCGGTGCAGGTTCGCCATTTATGGACATCGTCACTGGCGTCAGCACGATGCTATTGAACGGTCTAAAGGCTCCGAACACCATCTTTATGGGTTGGCAGGTATGGGCGCAACTTATGAACCATCCTGACCTAATCGACCGCGTGAAATACTCGCAATTAGGTGTTATGACGGAGCAGCTCTTCGCTGAACTTATCAGCAAGACTTCCGGCACGATGATTACCCGCGTAGTCATAGGTAAAGTAGTCTACGACTCGTCAACAGAACAGGCACCGCCTCCAGGAACAACCAGCAACACGTATGTTTGGGGTAAGAACCTGTGGTTGGCCTACTGTACGCCGACACCTGGCCTGCGCCAAGTGAACGGTATGTACACCTTAGTACTGAAAAACGGCCGCTATGTTGACGGTTGGCCTTCAAGGGATCGTAAGACGACCTGGGTTCGCGTGAACGACTATTACAGCCAGTTCATGGTCGGACCGGAAGCGTTCTATATGATTCAGGGCGCGGTCGCTTGACATGTCAGTCATAAGCAAGTTCCTCGGGAACATAGTCCAGCCGAATAACACGGCGACGTTCAGCCAACTTCAACTAGCAAACGGTGCGGATAATGGCGCGGTAATCAAGAGCGTAAAGGTGACGCTTACCAGCGCTCAAATCCTTGCTCTTAATACGACTCCAATCACGCTTATTGCCGCCCAAGGCGCTAATACCTACATCGAGGTATTAGCTGCCACTGCCAAGCTGGATTTCGGCACCGTCGCCTATACAGGTGCTAACGCTGCCAACATCACCTACACTAATGGTGCAGGTGCAGCAGCTACTGGTACGCTGTCCTCATCATTCCTGGACAGTTCATCGAGTGCCGCCGCTAAGGTAGTACCAGCCGCTGTAACTCCTGTCGTTAACTCGCCAGTGGTTATTAGCGTCGGTACGGCTAACCCGGCTGCTGGAGATAGCACCATAACACTTGACTTGTTTTATCGGGTCGTAACGCTCGCATAGGAAGGAACCCATGGCTAATCTAAAATTCTTAAGTAACGTGACCCACCAAGGGCGTTTGTTTAGCGGTCCGGTCATCAAAGATAATATCCAGCTCTCCGAAGGCATGATCGTTGACCTCGAGCGGGATGCAACCGGCCTCAAAGACATCGCCCAGAACCTGATTGACCGCAAACTTGCCACTTACACCAACGACTCAGCAACGCATACGTCGGCAGTTGTCGGCGCGGACCAACACGCGTTGCCCGTTGATGCCCCAAGCGGTAGCGGCCAGGTACCGACCGCCCAGATAGCAAATCAGCGTGAAGCTGTCCAACCGACGACCGCTCCTGCTCCCCAAGCGCCAGCCCAGCCACAAGCGCCAGCGACACCAGCAAAGCAGCCGAGCCCTGAAGAAATCGCTGCTGCCGCTAATTCAGTCGCTTAACACAAATAGGAGCCATACATGGCCTACGATAAGTACACCTACGATGTGACAAACCAAGCTGAGCGTGTTGAGCTGGCTTCGGACGGTGTCGGCGCTGTCGCGGGTAATATTCAATACGGCCAACAGACATCGAATACGACGGCAGTCCAGCTGACGGCAACATCTAAAGCGCTCAGCAACGGCTTAATCGTGCAGGCATTAGCTGCCAATACAGCGAAAGTGTATGTCGGCGACAGTTCAGTAACGACCAGTACCGGCTTCGAGTTGCAAGCCGGTCAAGCATGCAGTATCGCCGCCAGTAACCAGAACCTTGTGTACGTTATTGGCAGCAACAATACTGATAAGTTGTGCTGGATAGGAAACTAATATATGCTATTGCCTTTCGGGTCACCGCCAGCACCAGCCCAGAAAATGTACTACACATATATCGTAGCTCCTACTGGTGGAGATTTTACGACACTATCTGCTGCTCTCGGTACGGCTGTAAGCGGTAATACGATTTATGTTAAACCTGGTTCATACTCAGAAGCAGGTGGTACATTTTCTCAAACGAATCTGACAATCGTAGGAGCTGGTACGGAAGCTGTTACGATGACCCTTGGGGCTAACCTCATCCTTTCAGGTAATTACTTGAAGCTATCCGGTTGTACGATAGACGCTGGCGCAAGCTACCAGATAGAAATAACAGGACAATACTCTACACTAACGCTCAACCATCTTAAAGGTTCTGCTGCAATGTACTTTCTATCGGATTATTACTACAATAGCTACTTTCATAACAAATTTGAAGCTACAGGGAGTTCTGCGCGTTGTTTATTTGGACCTAGAAACCGTATTGTAGGAAACCACTTCATAGCACCACATAATACAAATGGTGGTGTATGGCTTGATGCTAACACAACCTTTTCGGCTAACTTCCTCTATTATCAGGCCATAAGCGCTGGTGGTGGTCCAATACTTTATACAGGTGGTGAATGGTGTAGCATAACAGGTAATTCATTCTTCTGTGGTAATGGAGCGGCACTAACCTCAGACTTTCGTTGTACATTTACTGGAAATTCTGTGTATCAGGTTGGTGGTGACGCTGTACAAGTGGTAGATGGATGTACTGTCTCTGGTAATGCTATATGGCTAGATTACGCCGGAAATGGGATATTTATCAATGATAGTAGCACTGGATATGGTGCAACGGTTGTTGGAAACTCAGTCATAGGTAACGGTACACCTCTCTCTAGCTCAGTCGGTATTTACGTCAATAGTGGAAATAATGCGATTATTAACGGAAACTCGATAGCCAACATTGCTACGGGGATAGACGTTATCTCGGGTGCTACAAAGACTATCCTTACCAGTAATAATATCTCCGGCTTTACGACCGCTATTACAGACAGTGGAACGAGTACGGTCAATGCTAATAATATAACCGTATAAATAAAAGGAAAATAATGGACCAACAACTAACACAGCCATCACAGTCCCAACCACCAGCACCAACCGTCAAGAGCCTCAGCGGTTATGATGAGGGCACCGTATTGTCGGATAGTGAAGTGGTCAAAGGTAGTTACGATGAGAACGGTAAGCTAGTCGGCTGGCATAAAGAGGTTCCAGGACGGGATGGTAATCACTAATGGCATCTACTCAAACATGGTCTGAATTCAACGGTACGAACGCTGCCACTGAAACAACCAGTGTCACGGCTTGTAACTGGAAACGTAATGATAGCGCTACGCAATCTGACTACAGTTCCAACCCTATAAACTCTACTAGTAATCAGAACTCAATGACCAAATATCAGGCAATCGTATTTGCTGGTACTTGGAATAGCTTGAGTGCATTGACATACAAGATCGACAATAACGCTCCCGCCACAGGGTTATCAATCGTGGGCTCAGTAGTAACTTCTGGTACGACGCCTAGCACGACTGCCAGTGGCGACTCAGCAATGAGTACAAGTGGTTTGTCTGCTAACTTCAATACCTCTAGCTCACCTTACGGTACGGGCACAAGTTCTTCGACGGCTTCCGGTACGATGTATGCGAACGCGCTCAGAACGCAACTACAGACGACTTCTAGCTACGCTGGTGGGCCTGGCGACATTGCCAGCAGAACAATCACTGCTTCGTGGACTGAAAGCTAATATGAGGGGACAATTCAATGTCATTACCGCAACCAATCGACTCGTCCGTTCGCGCTGAATATCAAGACGGTTTTATGCTCGATGAGACTGAGCACAAAGATGTTGCTCAGTTTGATAAGAGTGAAGTCAAACACAATATTTTTTATGACATCCTAAACCGATTGCCAGAAGCCGAACACGGCAAGATGGTCAAGTTCACGGTGTTCTGGAAGAATCGCCGGTACGATGTCAATTGGCGGAATTTGCCAGAAAATGCTCGTCCGATTCGCTTCCGCCATGGCTACCATCACTTTTTTCCTGATGGCACTGAAGAAATGGGTTATTCAGAGGTCGACTTCGGGTATCAATATACTAACGATAACGGCGAGAATATCCAGGAAGTACAGACACTATGACTAACTTCCTGCGTCCTCGCTTTATGCCTGATGGGTTAATTACCATCTCTACGCTCGGGCCAATGAGTATTGGTTCGATTCCTATGGGCGGCGGAGTTATAAACGCTGGTACGGCATGGCCTGCCAATAATCTGGCGCTCTACATCCCTTTTCGGATAGCTTCGCCGTTCCAGTTTAGCAGTATCGCAGTTTGCATCGGGTCGGCATCGGGCAACCTTGACGCTGGTGTCTACTCAGAAGATGGTACGAAAATAATCTCGACAGGCTCGACTTCTGTGGGGGCGAACAACAATGTCATTACCGTGACAAGCACCACCCTCGGGCCAGGACTGTTTTATCTTGCCTTGGTGTGTAGCACTACGGCATGTCAGGATGGCGTACTCGATGTCCAATACCGATAAGGCTGGCCTGCTAAGGATGCTGGGCGTGTCGCAGCAGGCGTCTGCCCTGCCGCTGCCAGCATCCGCTACGTTCGCTGCGAATACTGGGTCTATGGTTCCGATTATGGGTATAACCGGAAGGAGCGTGCTATGATTTGGCCTGCTCCAGTGGTTAAGCCGTTGGTGACGATAATCCCACTCTCTATGGAGGCTGGGGCTGGCGGCTCTGCGGTATACAACGGGGCGAACCAGGGGCTAAACAGCCATGCGGCTGGAAACTGGCCAAACTCTAACCGAGCAATCTTCGTACCATTCATGCTCAGCCAGAAAATAAGCTTCTCCACGATGTTCACCTCTAATTGGAACAGCGTCAGCGGGAATCTTGACGTCGGTATCTACTCGTCGGACGGAACGAAGATCGTTTCGAAGGGCTCGACTGCTATGTCTGGAACGTACAATATCCAGCTACTCACGCTGACCACCACCACCCTCGGGCCAGGGCTGTATTATATGGCGATGTCTTGCGACAATACTACGGCCAATTTTGCCATCCAGCAGATCGGCCAGTCGCTGAAGACTCCCTATACGGGGTTGGCTCAGATGGACTCTGCGTTTCCCCTGCCAGCTTCTGCGACGTTTGCGACGCTCGGGCAAGACCAGATACCGTTATTCGGTTTAAGTACAAGGAGTACAATCTAATGCCATCATTACAAGCATCAGGTACTGAAACGCCAACGGTTGGTACCGAAGCACAACTAGCCGATACCAATGTCGCGGGAGTATTTTCATTCCATGTCGATACTGTCAATATGGCTACTGGAGACATAACCGAATTACGGGTCTACCAGATGGTACTGACAGCAGGGACAAGCCGTGTCGTATTCGAACAGACATTCTACGGCGTACAGCTAGCCGATGATCTTATTAAAATAAGTTTGCCGATCGGAAACGACTTAACGGACTCTACAGCCTTACGGTTCAGCCTCAAACAGACATTTGGGACGGCGAGGGCATATCCATGGAAAGTGTTGAAGTACTAATGTGTTCGGAGAAAACTATCTCCTAATTATTCTCCCTAGCGGGGGGAGTAACCTTACTAAGACGCAAACCGCTATCGCACGCATAGCGGTTAATAAGACACTTACCCAAGCGGCAAAAGCCAGGATCGCAAATAACCTTACGAAAACGCAAGGGGTTATCTCGCGCATAGCTAACAATCGGACAACTACTCAATCAGCTATAGCGAGGGTGGCTAACAATCTAACCAAAACGCAAAGTGCCACCGCTCACATCACAGCAATCGTCGCCAAAACCCAACCTGCTATATCCCGTATCGCTTTTGACCTCACGAAGACTCAGACATCTACGGCCCGCATAGCCCAAAATTATACGAAGACGCAGAGCGGCATATCCCGTATAGCCAACAACCTCACCAAAACCCAAGGTGCTATTGCTCGTATACAAAAAACCGTAACCAAAACCCAAGCTGCCCTAGCGCGAATCGTCCAGCCTATAGCTAAGACACAGACAGCTATAAGCCGGGTTGCTCAGAATTATACTAAGACCCAAACTGCGATAGGCCGTATAAGTGTTATCTCTACGAATATCCAGGGTGCAATCTCGCGCATAGCCAATGGCCTGACAAAGACGCAGCCAGCCATAGCGAGAGTTGCCACTAACCTTGTCAAAACTCAGAACTCGACGGCTCGCATAGCAGCCAACAAGACGATTCCCCAGAGTGCTATTGCTCGGGTCGCCACTAATCTCACGAGAATCCAGACCGCAGTTTCACGTATCGCTAATAACTTGACAAAAACGCAGAGTGCTATCGGCCGCATTCAGATAATCGCTGCCAAAACACAGCCTGCAAATGCCAGGATACAAAAGAATCTGTTCCTGACACAGCCAGCTACGGCGCATATCATACAGAATAGTACTGTCACTAAAACCCAGTCTGCAATCGCGCGCATTATACGAACGGTCACGAATGCCCAGCCAGCAACTGCCCGCATCCAAGTCCTCAAGACCAATACCCAGTCGAGCGTGGCACGGATAAGCGTTACCTCCGCGAATATCCAAAGTGCCTTAGCCCGGATCGCCAAGACGTTCGCAGCGCCCCAGAACGCTCTGGCCCGTATAGCGAAGTCACTTACCAAGACCCAATCGGCTACTGCTCGAATTGCCAAGAGCCTATCATCTGTCCAAACCGCGACAGCACGATTAGCCGCAATTCTTACCAAGACCCAGCCTGCTACCGCTCGCATTTCGTTCTCAGCAATGAAGACCCAGACCGCGACAGCCCATATCGTCACTAACACTGCGCCAAAACCTATTGCAACGAATCTCAGCCAGAACGATGCTACGGTTACTCTCACTACCAACAATGACGACGTGACGCAGATCGCCCAGAATGATATTCACAACTCTCTATCCCAGAACGACAGCACTACGATGCTCAGTAATGATGACAATGACCACATATACCTGTAATATGAAGGGAAACCACAATGGCGAACTCGATTTCACTGACCAATTATAACCGCCCCAACCTCGTAGGGCAGCCGACGGCTTTAACGCAAGACCTGGCAGCTGGGGTCAACTCGCTTCCTGTCGGTAACAGCGCATCATTCAGCGGTGGCGGCTACGTTATTATCGGTTCTCTCGGCAGCAGCGTGTCCGAAATGCAAACGGCTACCAGCCCAGTTAGTAGTACGGCTATCCCCTTATCTGCTACGACCAGCCTGCCTCACAATTTCAACGATCTTGTGACACTGTTATTCGGTAACCAGATACGGGTATATCGGGCTAACGACGTCTCCGGCAATGGTACGCAGCCACCTGATGCTGATTTCTCGCTGATCACTACGATCAACATCACGCCCAATAGTGCCTCGACCCAATATACCGATGCTACGGGGGTAGCCGGACAGTGGTACAAGTTTACCTACTACAACTCGACGACTACGAGCGAAACGGATCTGTCCTCCAGTAATGCCGCGCAAACTGGAGTTGTCCACATTGCTTCGACCGATCAGGTGCGCAATGCCGCCGGGTTTCGGACTAACGCAAAAGTCACCGATGATATTATCAACGAGTTTAGGGACGCGGCTGAAAAAGAAGTGCTAGGCTCTCTGGCAGCCGTCTATACGTTGCCGTTGCCACAGCCGACAAACCCGATTGTCGTGGAGATCGTCAAGAATATCGCCGCTGGTGAGCTGATGCACGAGGAATATCTTGAAGTCAGCCCCAGCATGGCGGCTGAAGGTGAAGCCAAAGCCAGCACGGCCCGTAACGGCGGCGGTTCGCATACCAGTTTAGCTGAGCTGGTAGACCGCGAAGTAATACTGATGGACGCCAATTACAATGAAGAGACGATTGACGAAGCCCACGGCTTTGGCGGCTGGCCGGATGAGACAACTCAGGATACCTCTGGCACACTATCTAATAGAGAACTAGGGTCAACCGGCCAAGACCATGGTTTTCAGTTCTGGATAAACAAGGAATACTGATGCCTATCTACTTAAATGACTTCTGGATAAGGATGTCCCGTTCTTCTCGTTTAGATATCGTTCCGCCGCCTCTCCTTCTTGCCCAGCCCTTCTCCATTATGTTGTCATACTTGTGGTGGCACTTCGTACATAAAGGCATCCAGTCGTCTAGATCACGTCTATATTCGCCACTAATATTCGCCCATTCGAAGCGTTTAGAAGTATGGGTTAGGTCATTCTGGCAGAAAGAGGCTTTGCCCTTATGACGACTTACCCAAGCATGGAGACCGTAGTAGCTAACGCTATCCCCTTTCCACATTCCATGACGAGTACCAACCTTAGACTTAGCCAAACATCTATGGGAGCAGAAGCGTGCCTTATTCTCGCGTGCCTTTATTACCTCAAATTCGTTGCCACAGGTCTCGCATTTCTTTTTAACTCTGTTTCGCAGATGCTGGTTAAATGGATGAGCGGATTGCAATTCACCTTTACACTTACGGCTGCAACACTTTCGTTTGGTAGCTATAGCTGGATGTATGTGTATAGGTTTCCCGCAGTTAGCGCAATAAATGATGAAGTGAGCATTTTTAGACATATTCTACATAACTATAAGGGGAGTAAAATATGTTGTCAATTACAGTAACTGTCACTGGATTAGATCGCGTGAACGAACGATTAAGTGCATTAGGTGCCAGCTTGCATGATTTTAGTGGGGCGCTCAGCCTGCTCGGACGGCAGTTGATTATGTTTTATAGCGATACGGTGATGAATTCGCAGGGGACGGCGTTAGGTTCGAGGTGGGCACCACTCGCGGATAGTACCCAAGCATATAAGTCAAGTCATTGGCCAGGACGCGGTCCATTAGTGCGCACCGGGACTATGCAGCAGAGTTTTACCTCAACAGCTACTCCTGATACGCTGTTTGTTACTAACACTGCTCCGTACTTCCCATATCATCAATTAGGTACGCGCAAGATGCCCCAACGATCTATGATAGGCGTGAATGCTACCGTCGAAACGATGATTAAGACCGTATTGCAAGCCGACATTGCAGCCAAGATTGCGAGCACGAACGCATAATGGAACCCTCACAGAACCTCTACGCCAAGGATACCGTGACTCATTTAATTGAGTTATTCCAAGCCCAGTTCGGCGATTATTTTAATTCTTATTGGGAAGATATGCCGTTGATACCACCAACTAAGGAAGAGTATCCGGCATTGATGGTTCAAAAATTAGAGGGGACGGCTGTCATTGGCCCGACCAGCACTGACGAAGTAACCGAGAGTATCCTTATAACTATCTTCAAAAATACATCTGACGCTGTCGGCTCCGGTAATGTCAAGACGACTACCCAGCGCGAATTGCAGCTATTAGTGGAAGGGCAAGACCCTGTCACTTTAGATTACAAGCCTGACACTATCCTCTACGTCCTCCGTACCTACCTGACACTTCAGCAGTGGCTGATCGACTCGGATGTCAAGTTCCACTATGGCATTGAGAAGCCGGGAAACGCGGAAACGAATATAGCTTACGCTGATGTGACCATGAGCACGCAGCGGCGGGTAATTGTTTCGGGACGCTCGTGATTGTGCTGATGTATAAAGTGCGCTAATATGAAGGAAACCTATGGCAACATATCAAACAAAAGATGGAACGAAGATAGGCTTTGTGCCTGGTGTAGGAGAAATTGTAGACGGGTTATTAAAGGACGCTCCGGACAATCTGGAGAACCACAACCTAGTGAAAGTGGAACAAGCCCAACAAGCGGAACAAACATCAGTCCAGCCCCCAGTACAACCTCAGACGCAACCTCAAGTATCGGCTGCCCCTGCTGTGCCAGTTGCCTCGAATCCACTTCAACAGGGAATACCCCAGATAGACCCTCAGACACCAAAGCAGGAAGTTTCACCCACAAACCCCGTAAACGAGGAAATTAAATAATGGGAAATTACCATGGCGAATGGGTCGGTAATCTTGGCTATGCCATGTTTGTTACCGAAACGATACCAGGCACCGCTGTACTACCTTCTGTAGCCACACTTCTGACCGATGAGACAATGACGACAGCTTATAACCTAGAACAGCAAGATGTCGTTTTCGGCAACCCAGCTGGAACATACCAGGTATTGCCTGGTCTCCGCGATCACAAAGGCGACATTACGATTGTTGCTGAACCGAACACCGCCGCCCAGGTAGCAGATTGTCTATTAACACGCGGCAGTGTTACAGGTAGTGGCCCGTACACCTGGCCGTTTACGTTGAACGGTTTAACCGCGCCAAACAGCAAGACACTGGAAGTATCTCTCGGCGGCATTGTCAAGCGCTTTGTCGGTGTCCAATGCTCTAAGCTCACTATGACCCAGAGCAAAAACCAGATTATGCTCAAACCCTCGTTTAGCGCCCTCGGTTCGTTCCAGACAGGCGTGATTGCTTCAGTGAGCGGTTCAGGCCCGTACACGATTGTTTTTGATACCACCTATGATGCCAGTCCGACGACTAAGCTTGTTGCCGCCGACCTAATACGCGGATACCATGCCGGATCAGCTTACATCGACGGCACGATTGCGACCATCGTCAATGCTACGACCATTACGACCGCCGCTAATATGAGCAGCCTGGTCGCTGGGGATACCATCAGTCTACGTCCTCAAACGCCGAGCTTCACATTGCTTACCCCGTTCTTATGGAGCAACACCCAGTTCTGCGCCGGTGCGACCGCAGCAGCAGCATTATCTGCCACCCAGACACGGCTAGAACAAGGCAGCACGTGGGAACTCGACTATTCATTCGAGAGCGATAGCGGCTCACAGCTTTCCGGTTCAGCCGACCCGTTCAGTTTACGGCGTACTGTTGGCGGTGCTAGCTTGAACGTCAAACGCTACTTCGATACGCCCGATGATGTCATTAAGTTCAATCAACAGAGCAAAACCGCTTGGGTGGTCCGCCACTTTGCCGGTTCGACGAATCAGTACGAACTTCGTGTGACCTTCAACCATCTTAAAACCGACGATCCGATGCCGAAGGTCAAGAGCAAAGGCATTAACTTCAGCGATATCAAGTACAAGTCGCAATACGACACGTCTGATGCGCAAATGTTTGCTCTGACGAATATTAACGGATTGGCGACGATAGCGTAATGCCAGTACTACCCTCATTACCGACCCCAGTTATCAAGCAATTCTACATGCCTGACCCGGCTACGAAAGAAGTTGACGGCAAACAAGTGCCTATACCGCAAGAAGAACAGGGTTGGGTCAAAATGGATGTCAGCCCCATGAACGTGCAAGATTCACTCGTTATCGAAGCCAGCGACACGACGCTGATGCGAGCCGGTACGCGGATAGTGGCAGAACGCATCAAAGAGTGGAACTTCACAGACGCGGCAGGTAATGTGGCACCCGTAAACTTTCAGACGGTGTTACAACTCGGTAAGACGAACATCGACTACCTATCTGGTCAAATTGCCATACCAGAATCTCAAGTACTTTCAGATTATCAAAAAAAAAGCTAGCACTCTATGTTGATGCATTGCAAACCAGCGCCGAGGGTATAGACATAGAGATACCCGACGCACCGTTAGCCTATATCGTGCTACTGTGGCGTCGCAAAATGCATGTCGGCTGGTTTGAGGCAATGCGTATGCCCCTCAGCGTGATTATGAACGATCTTGAGATGTTAGACATTGAAGCAGACGTCAGACGGCAACATATAGCGCGGCAAACGCCTAAAGACATGGCATAATGTAAGCAAGAGTAAAACAAACCACATGGCAACCCTCCCAGGCGCAAGCGGCAATTCAAACGTCGGTATCACAATCACCACGGTTGCTGATCCTGCTGGCATTGAAGCGACGCAGGCAAGCTTAGCTGGCTTACAAGTCCAAGCCGAGGAAACCCAGGGTGCCATAACTGCCGAAGGCGAAGCTGGAGTCGCCGCCGCTGATGAGCAAGCCTCTGCCACAGAAGCTATGGCTGCAAAGGCAACTGTTTCTAGTACAAGTCTTGCATCTTCCCTCAAAAGCACTGGCGAGAGTTTATCAGGCGTTGGTCGTACAATTTCCACCTATGTGACCCTTCCTGTCGCTGGCATCGCTTATGAAGCCGTCAAGAGCGCGATGAGCTTCCAGACACAGATGAACCTGATACAGACCCAGGCAGGCGATACAACCGATAGCCTCTCATGGCTGAGTAACCAAGTATTACAACTATCCCAAAACTCAATGTGGACACCTGATCAGTTGGCGGCAGGTCTATATCATCTAACATCTGTTGGTCTGCGCGGCGCGGATGCAATAAACGCATTGAACTCCGCCCAGCAATTGGCAGCCGTTGGCGGCGCAAACCTTGAGGATACGACTAATGCTGTTGCCGTGGCGTGGAAGTCGGGAATTTCGGGAGCGCAAAGTTTCGGCGATGCAGCAGCATCGCTCAATGCCATCGTCGGTGCTGGAAACATGCGTATGAACGATCTAGTTGCTGCTCTTGGCCCAACCGGACTATTAGCAGCAGGGAAAGCAGCAGGCTTAACATTAAATGATGTCGGTGCGGCAGAAGCGTTGCTCGCCGATATGACTGGCAATGCCCAAACATCGGCACAGCACTTACGGCAGGCTCTCTTACTTATGCAGTCGCCAAGTACTGCTGCACAGAAAGCACTCGCCAGTATCGGTATAAGCTCGAACCAGTTAGGTGTCGATCTCCAGGAGGGCGGTATCCAACAAGCACTTGGGGATGTTAACAAACATTTAAATGATACGTTCGGCCCGACTGCCGCGACCAGCGTACAGACATACATGAATCTGCTCCAAACGCAAGGCCCGGCAGCAGCGGACGCTTTCGCCAATAGCAGCGCTAATGCCGCCAGTACCATCAGTAAGGCATTTGGCGGCTCGCGATCTTCATCAGTTATCATGCAACTGTTAGGCGGCTACGATTCAGGCTCATTCACACAGAAGCTGCAATCGATTCAGCAAAGTACTAACAACTTCGCACAGGATTATAAGACCAAACAATCCGAAGCCCAGTACCAATTTGATCATGCGCTTGCTCAAGTAATGACTGACCTGACGAAATTAGGACAAACCATCATGCCGGAAGTAACGAATGTGGTGAATGACGGAGCCAAGGCAGTAAATAACATCACGAATTGGTTCGACCATCTCAGCAAGGGTCAAAAACAGTTTGTGGTTGACGCGCTCGGTATTGTTGCCATCTCGGGACCGTTACTTATGTTCTTTGGAGGGGTGGCTAAGGGTATAAGCGGTATTATTGAGCTTGCAACCGGACCATTCGGCGTGGCAATGAAAGCGATGGGGACAGCCGCCTTCAATGCTGCCGATCAGATAATTGCTAATATGACTGGCGGAGTGGGTATTAAGATGGCAGTGCAAAACCTTGTTACTTATGTCGGTGGTCCAGCGGCACTGGCGGGTTGGGCGGTCTTCGGAGCGGCAGCAGTGGCAGCGTTCATACTTATACAGAATAGTGCTAATCAGACAAAGAAGGTTATAGATCAGATGCAGCAGGGCATAAATGCCGATTTTGCATCCATAAACAATGCCATTAGTACAGTAAGTAATCTGGCGAAAACTGGTACTCCAGCCCAGCAGGCACGTGCTAAAGCTCTGTTAGCGAGCGGATCACTAGCTGGTAGTGTACCAAGTAATAACAGTAGTAACGTATTCTCTGATGTTATGGCGGGTCTCAAATCACTCGGTTTCGCTACCGGCACCAACTATGCCCCCGGTGGCTGGTCTATGGTCGGTGAGAACGGCCCAGAACCGATGTATGTGCCACAGGGTGCAATGATTAAAACAAATGCCCAAATGGGCACGATGCACCCCGGAGGTCTAAGCAGTGGCGGCGTTACCATCTACCAGACGGTCAACAATTACAGCAATGCAGACATGACCGAAGCCAATAGAAACTTAGCGTTCCAATTGAGCGGTATTTAGGAGTCGTTATGCAGAATATGTCACTCGGCAGCTTATCCTTCATCACCGGCCCCACGCCGTCGCAGCAGTATGGCTGTACCGTCGATCCGAATGTGCAAGGATTAGACGCGCCAGATTATCGCATGGTGCAATATCCAACACCAGGACAAGATTACGCTCGTGTCTCCCAGGCATTTTACGACGCCCGGACGATTACCTTACAGGGGTATATCATCGGCCAGAACCCGACCGACTATATTGCCAGGCGTCAGGCGCTATCCACAGCCACCGCTATAAACCGGAACAGTTATAACTACCCTACTTTAACCCGGCTCCAATTCACCACCCTGGACGGCAACAGTTACTTTACGAATGTCCAGCCGAAAAAGCCGGTATTCGCCCACACTTACAACACCTGGACGAAGTATCAGCTGACACTGGTTGCCCCTGACGGACGGCTGTACGGCACAAGCCAGCAGAACTCCGGCCAGATTACCACCCTCATTGGCGGCGGCTTTGTGGTACCAACCGTGGTACCAGTCGTCAGTTCCGGCAGTAGCGGCGGCTCAGTCACGGTGACAAACAGTGGTACAGCTGAAAGCCATCCGATCCTTACATTCGTCGGTCCCTTAACGAATCCCTATATCGTTAACCAGACGACCGGCTACGCTTTCCAGTTGAACTATACGATCTTAGGCGGTGACAGCATCGTAGTGGATATGTACGAACAGAGCGTGGTGTATAACAATAGCTCGAACTTTATATCCTACCGCAATGACCCGATCTCTAGCTGGTGGACTATCGTGCCAGGCAGCAATACGATAGCGCTGAGTACCAGTAACAGCAGCGACGGGGGATATGTTGAGATTCAGTTTTACAGCGCATGGGTGGGGCTGTAATGGGTCGTCCCACCAGTATCTACAGCCTTGAACTAGTTTCACCCTCCGGTAACATCCTGGCCGATTTATCCAGCCGTGCCTCACAACGCACGTTTACCGTCACCAGGAACGGCGCCGACGATATCCAGTGGTATCTATCAATAGATGAATTAGAAGACTATTGTAGGAAGACTTACCAAGACCCGAAACTACTACTCGTTACCAACCAGACTGAAGTACGGGTTAAACGCAATGGTACTTACATGGCAGCCGGACAGTTAAGCTACAAATACGGCTCATTGGCTGAGAATGGCAGCGGCAACCTCATCCAGTTAAAAGCCAGCGGGTTCCTCAACTTGTTCACTCAGCGCTTTACCGGCCCAGGACAGATTTACACCAACATGGACGCTTCAGCGATTGCCTGGGACTTAATCAACCAGTCACAACAAGGTAACAATGACCCAACTGGCACGCTGAATACCACTACCGGCCTGATTATTCCTGGCACGGCCACGTCGGGTGTGCCTATCGCTGATTGGAACTTCGGCATTACGCAGGGCTCGTTAGCGACCGTCGGACCGCATACACGGACGTATCAGAATATGGCAATCAGTGATGCCCTCCAGGACTTCTGCAATGTGTCTGTCGGCGGTTTCGATATGCAATTCACCTATAACAAGGTGTTTAATACCTTCATCCAATTAGGTGTCCAGCGGCCGGACATCGTATTGGAATACCCCGGCACCATCATCGAAGCCGACATTACTGAAGACGGTACTCAGATGGCTAATCTGATCAGCGCCCAAGGAACCGGGAACGGCACCGTTACACAGAGCCAGTACACCGCGCCTAATACCGGCTCAACAGCAAATTATAAAGTCCGTCAGTCGTTCATATCCCCTAGCTCCCTCGATGCAAGTGACGACTCGCTCCAGAATTACGCCACCTGGAACCTGGCACAATTCCAAGTGCCGTTAGTGCTGCCCTCGATCATATACAATACCCATAATGGTCCCAGCCCGACTGATTTCAGCGTAGGAGACTGGATACATATAAAAATCCGTAACCATCCGTTATACTCAGATGTCGATGGGATGTACCGGACGGAACAAATTCAGGTTACAATAGACGAATCAGACAATGAACAAGTGACCATAATAACGAGTCTCGCATAATGGCAATCAACAAAGTACAGCTCAAACTAGACCGTCGCGTCACCAATGACATCAAGCTGCTCAAGCGGAATGTGCGCGAAATGAAGACGCCGCAGAAGGTAGGCGGTGACATACTGCAACTACAGACAATACCTGCCGCCGCTAATGAGGTGAATATACAGGGACCAGCTTATTTACTTCCTACTGCTCCATATAACGATTGGATATTTACTTGTCAAGGCTATCCGCTCAACAAAGTATTGACCTTATGGAACTTCGCATTTACGTTATATGTCGATCCTACCCTCGACCCCGTAACAGGAGTGCCAGACGCTAATAACCTATGGCCGAACGGCTTCAATCTTACTCCAGGCCAACAGAACGCATCTATGACTTGGTGGCTGGACTGGGCCCAATCAGATGACACGCTGAATGACCGTATATACCAGGTATATATTAAGAACAACGATACTGCGAATCACAACTATTACCTGGTGTATAAACTTTATCTTCCTAACCTTGTCTAGAAAGGGAAATACTATATGGGCATGCGAAACTTCCTGATCATAAGCGAAAAAGGTTTTACGACACTCTCACGCGTCGACGACGGTACGAGGACATATGGATGTTATCCTAGAGATCCGGTTGCCTCTATACAGGAATTTGAAGCTACCCGTGAAGAGTTTACAGGACTCATGAAAAAAGCCGAGACACACCATATTGAACACGATGCAGCGACTGGCAAGGTGGTGGTGAGAGGACCGAGAAAGCCGTTTAGTACGGACTAGCTCGCGGCGGGAGCATTGGCAATAGTGCAAGCCGCACCTTCGCCTTCGCTACGTAGGCCGTCAGCATAGACAGCGCGGGTGGCGTGTAAGATACTCTTGGTAGAGCTGTCACTATAGGTGAAGATACAATATTGCGATTGCACAGTGGATGGTTCAATCATAGTACCACCCGGCCCGTCTACAGGTGCGCTCCAGTCACTCAGAGTTGCGCTTACTGCCGTTACAGCAGGTGTAGTGGATGCAGAAGGAGTGGTGGTCGTTGATGTCGTAGCACTCAGTGTACTGCTGGGGCTACTAGACGTAGCAGTAGAGGTAACCGTGGTACTCGTGCTTGGTGTCGTATTAGCAGCTATCGGTGCGGTCGTTGTTGTAGTGGTTGTCTGTGGGCTAGCAGGGGCAGGAGTAGCAATAGGATCAGTGCTGGCAGTAGTAGTGGTGTCGGCCGTTGACTTGAAGGCCACGATAGGCGTAGAGGGATTCATGTGGCTTGTTAGCGCAATGCCACCGACAAAGGCGAGGCCGATAACACCGAGGATAATTGAGGTTGACTTTATGGATAATTTCATGGGTGGTTCCTGCTTATAGTAGCAGTTATACCGTTTTTATATCGTTTAGTCAAATCATACCGTAATTATAGGTGCTGTATTGCCAATAGCGTATTATCCAGCTAGACTAATATCAAATGATAGCTGAAGGAATAAAAACATAACAGCTTACGCGAGCATCATAGACAACGGCAAGACAAGCGCTCAGGGTTTTATGTCTGGCTTTAGCTCCCTGATGGGTTTCCAAGGTATACCTACAGTTACAAGTTCAACCTCTCTCCAAGCCATTCAGCGCGCAGCCGGTGCGAACATGTCAGTGGATATCTCTATTGGTTCAGCGCTTATCTCCAACTCATTGTCTACGTACTCGTACAACGTCTGGCAAGACGCCGTCACCAATCTAACTATTGCCGCCGCCAGCCCCTCCAACCCGCGCATTGACGTCGTAGTAGCTTATATTAACCTTTCAGCCGTCAGCACCACTAACAGCAACAACCCCGGCGCATTGGCCTTCATGGATGTACAGGGAATACCTGGCAGCAGCCCGGTCGCACCAAACAGTTCAGCTATTCAAACGGCAGTCGGTGCCGGTGTACCGTGGATTGCTCTTGCGAATGTCACCGTGCCGCAGAGCGCTACCCAGATCGTCACCGCCAATATCGCCGACGTGCGGTCACCTTTCGCTGTCAGAGCTAACTTATGGGGCGGTTCTAGTAACACGTACGGCCATACTGTGCCGAATGTCGCCGATGATACCGTCGTTTTAGCCAATGCCATACAAACACTCAATAACAAGACTTTAGGTAATAGCACGAGTATCATTTGGACCGGCTGGCAACCCGCATCAGGCAGTTTTACTTATGCAGGTAATAATGGCAATAAGGAGTTCTTGCTTAATACCAGCGCTAACTTGACAGGTGTGATACAGCCGGGAGATAAGCTAAGCGTAGTGCGCGGTACGGTTCCTCCGACACAATGTATGAGTTTCGTATCGGGAAGCAGCCAATACGCTACGAACACCTCACCCTCGGGGATCACATTCACCTCAGCATTTACGTGTGAGGCGTGGGTATATCTAAACAGTTACGGTGGTAGTACAGGTGAGGTGATTGTTAATCGTCGTAATGGCAACAGCGGTTGTTGGGAGTTTATGACATTAGCTACTGGGCAAGTGCGTATTATGTATGGGGATGCGAGTGGCAACTTCACATCGTTCGATACATACCAATCGCTGCCACTCAAGCGTTGGATACATGTGGCGGGGGTTGTCTCATCAGTTTCTAGCAAAACTGGCGCAGTTTACATTAACACTACAGTGACACTTAGAAAGCAAGGCATATTCCCTGGAATTTTCCCAGGAAATCTCCGCGAACCCAAAGCCATTTGACGGCCCTGCGATTGCACGGGAGATTCCGGGGAATCTTCCGGGGAA